TGAACTTCATGCTGCTTGTGGATATTTTAATTCTGGTTTTGATACTGCTGCTTGTGTTATCGCTGATGGTGCTGGTTCTTTCTTATCCCTTAATCAAGAATTAGAATGGATGCCTCAGATATTAAAAAATTTAGAAAAGACTGTATATGAATTTGAAACTATATTTAATGTAAACGATCCTACTGATTTTGATACTGTTTATAAACATCTTGGTACTTCGGAACCTGTAGGATTTCAAAATCCAAATAGAGGTTTTTATGTTACTGAGCATCCAGGTCTTACTAAAACATATGAAGCAGTGACTCAGTATTGTGGGTTCCAAGCAATTGATGCTGGTAAGACTATGGGACTAGCACCATATGGAAAACCAAATGGAGATCTTCCTAGATTTTTAGATGATAATTATGAATGGGTTAATCGTGAAATTATTTTACCTACTTATCCTAATGCGGCTCAAATTAATACTTTAAAGTATCCTGTTTTAGTTGATGATATGGTTGAGTATCAAAATACTCCAGAAGAAGATAGACCTCCATATACTCAAATTCAAAAGGATTTGGCTTATGCTGTACAGGAAGAAACCTCAGAAGCAATGTGCAATCTTATTCAGAAAGCACATGATATAACAGGTCAAACTAATATTGTTATTTGTGGTGGATATGGATTAAATTGTGTTGCCAATTATAAGTATGCTAAAAGATTCCCTGATTTGAATATCTATTGTGAACCTATAGCACATGATGGTGGAACTTCTATAGGTGGTGCTAAGAAATTATATACTGAATTAACTGAAGGTCAAATTACCTTCGGAAGACAATCATCTATCTATTATGGTCCTCAATATAATCCTGATACTTACCTTGATGGTATTGGTGATGATGTAAAAGTATCTGATACTTCTTATGATGATATTGCTAACTTAATTCGTGAAGGTAATATTGTTACTATCTTCCAAGGAAGATCTGAGGGTGGACCAAGAGCACTTGGCAATAGATCTATTCTATTTGATCCTACTATTAAAAATGGTAAAGATCTTGTTAATGAGGTTAAGAAAAGAGAATTCTTTAGACCTTTTGCTTGTTCTATTAAGAAAGAGAATGTACATGAGTGGTTTGATCTTGCTGGAATGGAAGAGTCTCCACACATGATGTATGCTGTAGAGGCTTTAGAAGGAGTTGCTGATAAGATACCATCAGTCATTCATGTAGATAATACATGTAGAGTTCAAACAGTTACTGTAGAACAGAATGAACATTATTATAATCTTATAGATTCTTTTGAGAAATTGAGTGGTGTTCCTATTCTTTTTAATACTTCATTTAATCTTGGTGGAGAACCATTAGTTGAGAGTATAGAAGATGCTATAGAGACTTTAGAAACTAGTGATATAAAGTATATGTACTTACCAGAAATTCAAAAACTGATTACCATTGATTATAAAAATGATAGTGACAAAATCTTTCAATATAGAAGTTCATTTTTAAAGGATGATGATCATGTGGAAATTTAAAAAGAAATCATTAAAACTAGATCTTTATACTCATGATAATGGTTATTTTATTAATGATAAACCAACTTTAAAAAGAGATACACCATCTTGGTATAAGAGTCTAACACCAACAGTAAAGTGTCCTGATCAACCATCAAATACAGAGTTTGATGTTGGAACTGCTAAGGGTTGTCCTGGAATAAAGAATTTAATGACTAATGGTATTAAATTTCATTTGTGGGAACCTTTAAAGTTAAGAATACATCCAGATGGAAGAGTTGAACAACTTCCACTTGGTATTGAATCAAAAGGACAACCATTTGTTCAGCATTTTCCTTTACAGTATACTGGATTATATCCAAAGAATGCTACTGCTTTTAAATTAAATACTCCTTGGTTGGGTGTATGTAAAGAGGAAACTAGTTTCATTTTCATGGAATCCCATTTTTCAACTAATTTTATTAGAGAAAATAATTTATACATTGCTCCAGGATATATCGATTTTAAATATCAACATTCTTTAAATTGCCATATAATACTTGCTGTGGAATTTGAACCATATGATATAGAGTTTCCATATGGTTTACCTTTGTTTACTTTATACCCAGTTACAGAGAGAGAATTGGAAATAGAACATCATCTTATATCTAAAGATGAATATGCAAGACTTACTAACGAATTTCCACAGTGTCCTGCTAGAAAGTACTATCAACTAGTTAAAAATATTAGATCTTAATTATGACAACGACAATTTATTGGTCTCCTTGGTATCAGGAGATGGAACCTTATACGGATAATTATCTAGCACATTATGATGTTGAAAATGTATATCAAGATTTAGTGAAACAAAAGGAAACTAGGAATGTCAGTGATAATTTTTTTAACTGTCATGCTTTTAAATCTTTCTGTAAGAATCTGTATCTTTTAAGGAATCCATATACCATAGATTTTAAATATATTCCAGAGGAAGATAGAGTTATTTCTAATAGAAAACCAAAAGGATCTTTGATTGATCTGTCAGTTACTAGTCAAAATAAACAACCATCTGTTAGGGGATCTCTTACAATAAATTATTGTGTTAATTGGATATTTTTTGCTGATAAACCTGTTCAGTTACAGACTATGGCTCCTTTTATGCATGAGAATGAGATTTATAAAACATCATATTATGTTCCTGGTATGTTTGATATATCACAGTGGTTTAGACCTTTTGAATTAGCATTACAAATGAAACCTGGACAGAGGGATTTGAAGAGTATAGAGGGAGAACCAGTAGTATACGTTAAGTTTCATACTGATGATAATATTAAACTTAAAAGAGTTTTTCTGACACAAGAACTAATAAATCATTCTAAAAGCTGTACGAATCTTAAAAGGTTTAAAACTTTTAAAACCCTACCAAATCTTTATAAGATTTTTAATGCTTCACATCTTAGAAAAAAAGTATTGAGAGAACTTGAAGATAATGTTTTGGAGAACCTATGAAAATTGTTTGGTGTAATGGGACATTTGATATTCTACATCCTGGACATATTCAATTGTTTAAAGCTGCTAGAGCGTTAGGTGATAGGGTCATAGTTGCCACTGACACCGATGAAAAGATTAAGAATGATAAAGGTGATAGTCGTCCTATAAACGACCTGTGCCACCGTGTAGCAATGCTAGAAGCGATCAAATATATTGATGTTGTTCATACCTTTGGTAGTAGACAAGAGTTGGAGGGGTTGATACAACTATACAATCCTGATATACTATTGTTAGGTGATGATTGGCAAGGTGGTGATGTTGTAGGAATAGAACATGCTAAAGGTGTTAGGTTTCTTCCTAGAGTGGGTGGTTATGCCACTAGTAACATTGTTAAAAAGATAAATGAAAGTTCTTTTACTGGGTGATAGTTGTGAAGATGAATATATCTATGGGAATTGTAATAGGTTAAGTCCTGAAGCACCAGTACCTGTTATGAAACTTGGGAGAGTGGAAACCAAGTCTGGTATGGCTGGTAATGTGTGCTTAAATCTACAAGCATTTAATTTAAACATTACTTTTTTAACTAATACCGAAAAAATAACTAAAACTAGATTTATAGATGAAGCATCCAATTATCAGATGCTTCGTGTGGATAGTGAGCAAAGAACTAAACCTATTTTAGTGCCAGTTTCTACTGGTAATTTTGATGCTGTTGTTATATCTGATTATGATAAGGGGTATCTTACTTCGGAAAAGATATTTGATATTGTAGAAAGTAGTAGTTGTCCTGTTTTTATTGATAGTAAGAAGTCTATATTACCAAATAGAAGTAATTGTTTTGTAAAGATAAATGATAAAGAATTTGGTAATTTGGATCAAAGATATCCTATTGATAATTTAATAGTAACAAAAGGATCTCAAGGATGTATCTACAACAATACATTATATCCAGCAGAGAAGGTAAAGGTTTTTGATGTTGTTGGTGCTGGAGATACATTTTTAGCAGCTTTAGTTTTTGGATATCTAAAACATAAAGATATTAATAAGGCAATTATGTTGGGTAATAGAGCAGCAGCAATTGCAGTTCAACATACAGGAACATATGTTCTTTCTCAAACAGACATAAACGGATTGCTATCATAAATGTTATAATTGCTACTCTTATAAATTATATTTTAAGGTATAAAGTCATATGAACTTTGCTATTTTTTCAAAGGATGGGTGTCCATATTGTGAGAAAGTAAAAGATGTTATGGAGTTGACAAAAGTAAGTCATGTAGTGTATAATCTAGACGAACACTTTGATCGAAAATCATTTTATGGTGAGTTCGGAGAAGGATCCACCTTCCCACAAGTTGTGGTTGATGGTAAGAAGTTGGGTGGATGTGTTGACACAATCCAATATCTCAAAGAAAACAAAATCGTCTAAGGACGGTATAAATAAATCAGATTACGATATAGATCGTGGGTTTGAATTTATTCTAACTGGAGGTAAAAAGAAAGCCAAACCATTACACATTACCACACTTAAAATAGGAGAAAGAGACATGTTAGCAACAAGTTTAGTATTTGGATCATTTCTAACATTATTATTTCTTATAGTGGGAGCCATTGGTGGTTGGGTTGCCAGAGAATACTTTATGAACTACCAAGAAATACCTAGAATACATCCTGAGATGTTTGACGGTAATGGAAACTTGGTTCCAGATGAAATTGTAGCATTCCGTTTTGAAAACAATTATGACAACGACGAAGAAGACATCGACGACTAGAAAGAAGTCAACAACAGCAACTAAGAAACCTGTTGCTAAGAAACCAGCAACACCACAGAAGGTTCCAGATCTTCCAACAAATCCTTTTGCTTATGAGGTGTTTGATGTTGTTTCTAAGATGAGAAGTAAAGCATTAAAGGTAGAAGCACTTCAAAGATATAATGATCCTTCTATTAGAGCACTTCTTATTTGGAATTTTGATCCAAATGTAATATCTCAACTTCCACCTGGTGAAGTACCTTATGGGAATAATAAACAGGATGAAATGTCAACAGGAACATTGTCTGATAAGATAGGTGATGCTGTTGATAAAATGAATGAGATGGGATCTAATTCATTAGGTTCACAGGATCAAGGTAGAACAACTATTCGTAAAGAATTTAAGATGTTTTATAACTTTATTAAAGGTGGTAATAACTCTTTAAGTGGTCTTCGTAGAGAGACTATGTTTATAAACATTCTTGAAGGATTACATCCATTAGAGGCAGAGATTCTTATTTTAGTTAAAGATAAGAAGTTAGGTGAGAAGTATAAGATTACACAGGAAGTTGTTGCAGAAGCATTTCCACAGATTAATTGGGGAGTAAACAGATCGACATGAGTGAAACAGCAGAGTTAAAAAAACCAGAGCATCCTGTAGAAAAGAAAAAATCTTTTTGGACTCAAGAAGAAAGAGATAGAATCAAATCTCAGTATGGTTGTGAGATGTTAGTTGAGAATGGATCTCTTCAGGATGTTAATGGTAAAGAATTTCCTACTGATGCGTACATTATAAAGTATGTTTTTGAGGATCAAGTTTGTCATGATTTGACTAGAGGAACCAAGACTAATTTGTTTGATTTGTATTA